GTCAAGGTCAAAGGGAACTCTGCTCTCAACCTTATGATAGAAGTCATAACGCTGGTCTGCGTTCTCGATATAATCGTGACCAATATTAGGGTCAAACGAAATAGACAAAGCATCTGATAGGATTTGGGGGATAGACCCCTTAGTCTTATCAGTCTTTGTCTTTCCATCTAGAATTTGAATCGATTCTAGGATTGCATTGTGTAGTGCTTTTTCTTGACAGAATTTCTCTGTTTGTTCGGTGAGCCACTCAGACTGACTCACCTCTTTGTTTAGCCGCAGTTCTTCAATTAGGTCTGAACACTTTTTGTAATCTTCTTCGAACAGACCTTCGCGACTTTCTAGTTCAACCTGAATTGCCTCATGGCTTGGGAGGAGATTGTACTTTAGAACGTACTTTTGAATTTCCTCGAACAGAATTTTTTCGCTTCTTTCCTGCAGGTACTCGCTCTTCAGATACGGTAGAGTCTTTCGAACGAACTGTTCTTCTAGGAACAGGTTCTTCAAAATAATCTTCTCTATTTTCTTCATTTAGATTCTCGCTGTAGTATTTTTCGACTTGGGCAGCAACGGCTTTCTCAATAATTACAAGAAGGATTTCACCAACTAACTTACAGAACTTAGGATCCTGTAAATATTCTTCTTTCTGTTTTTCAGAAAGATCTGAATTGCAAACCTCACAATCAAATGAAGCCTGCATCCCCATGTAACCGAGATCCTCATTCATCCTAATGGGACCGTAAGAGTATATTATACCCTTAAACTTGCCCTTAAGCAACTCTATTTGGAGGATATCTTTCTCGCTACTAGCAGCTGATGCTTTGAAATACTTGTCTTCTTTGTACTTCCAATTTCTATACTTGGATTCTAGTCTATCGATTACTGATTGAAAATACTTATTCATCATCTTCCTCCTCTTCTGTTACCTCTGCTAGAGGAACATTTGAGTCAGTTTTAGCGAACTGATATTTACCGCGCACCCACTCTTTGAAAGACTTATTCTTTAGGATAGAATCCCAGAAATCTTCAGTATCAGTGTCAGCCAAACGATACTTCTTGGCTTCAACTTCACCAGTTTCCATATTGACCTTAGAATACCAGCCATTGGTTGGTTTCACCACATGACCAGAGTCTAGTGCAATTTCAAGAAGACCAGACCACTTGCTAATACCACCATTAAACATAACAGTCACAGGAATCTTAGCCTTTTCACGAACATGACGAGACTTTTCAACATTAATGATAAAGCTGTAGCCGACGAGTTCAGTGCCTTCTTTTTCCTGCTGACGACCAAGAATATAGATGTTGTCCGCAGAGTAATATGAACCAGTACCACCACCAACGATTGCCTTCGGGAACATACCAATTTCCATATAGGTATGGTTCACCACAACCATTGGGATATCCTTAAGAGTCAAGTGCGGAGTGACCATACGGAATAGCGACTTAATCTGCTTGGCTCGAGTCATGTCACCGACTGACTTCTGGTCGAGCGCATCTTCAACTTCTTTCTTGGAAGCAAGATTGCCGATCGAGTCAATAAGAATCATTACATGCTCACCGCGAGTAATTTCTTTCAATTGATTCATAATGTCAAACTTAAGCTGTTCAACATCGGTGATTGGGGTGTGAATAACTCGATCGCGGTCAATACCGAAAGAATCAAAATAAGATTCAGGAGTGCCAAACTCAGAGTCATAAAATAGAACCACAGCATCCTTATACTTGTCCTGATATGCTTTTGCCATCAGCAAACTGAAAGCAGTCTTAAAGTGCTTTGATGGACCAGCCCACATAGTCAGACCAGGAGTAAATCCTCCATCAAGATCTCCTGAGAGAGCAATATTGACTGCAGGGATAGATGTTTGAATCATATCCTTCGCAGCAAAGAACTTGGACTTTGATAGAATAGCAGAATCTTTAATTGTACTATTTTTCTTTAATTTATCGAGTAAACTCATTTACATTACCTCATTTTACGAAAAGAAATCTTCAAGCGAATTTTGTTTTTCAACTTTCCAGTTGATACATTCAAGAACGATCTTGAGCGGCTCAACAAAAGACTTCTCGAATTGTGTATCATAATCTATATACTTCTCTAAGTCAAATTCTTTTGGAATAGAACTCATAAAAGAAATTACATCAGAGCGAATCGTATTAGGTTGGCGTAGATAAATGAATTTAATCTTTTCGCCTTCCTTAATCTTCTCATACCTTTTATCTAGTCCCTGAATTGTAATCTGGTGATTAAAGATTAGAGAACCACGAACGTGAATTGGCGTTTTGAACCCATAGATAGATTTATCATCATGGTATTTCTCAAGACCATTAACGCCTCGTGGGAACGCAATATCAGCAATAGGTAGGGTTTTAAATTCTTCTCTGAAATCAGAAACGAACTTCATAACCGAAGCCTCATCTTTTTCAATGATGACCTTGAATGCCTCTTTAATCTTCTCGCGACAGGCATTCGGAGTTGAAGACTTAATGGCTTCAAGACCCATAATCTTCATCTGCGGCTCTTTATATTCAACACCTTCATTGTTGTAGACATTGATTAGATACCGCTTCTTGGCTGTCCAAATTGCTCTATCAGCCAAAGCCTCTCTTTTCATTACCATCTTCTGAGCGTAGGCATTCATGTAATTTGCAAGTTCTTGATAAGATTCGTCGATGAACGGTTGGATTCTTTCCTCGCAGAACTTATCTAGCATACGGATAGTTTTCTTTTTATCAGAACTATCTGGAATAAACTTCTTTACTAGACCACCAAGGTTTAGGTAAATCGAGTCAGTATCTGATGCAATCACATAATCAATACCGTCAGTCTTCAGCATTGTATTCAGATGATTGTTTAGTTTATTTTCAATCCAACGAATTGCCAACTGACCACTTAGAGTAATAGCCTCAGCAATACGAATATCGAAGAATCTGAAATAAGCGTTACCAATTGCACCGTAAGCTGAGTTTAGTGTCACCTTCTTGGCCAACTGGATATTGTTATATCTTGCAATCTGTCGTTTCAGTTCTAGCTTTTCTTGATCACTTACAGCTTTCTGGATTTGCTTCTTAGCTTCAATTGCTTTGTTCTTGAACAAGGCTCGGTCTTCATACATGGTTTCCATAATCTCAGAAAGGAAACCCTGTTTAGCAATACTGAACAATTGACCATTAGGGGTTAGTGCAACCTTATTCTTTTTCAAGACATCAGTTGGGATAGACTTACTTAGAAGATTGTCTACGCTAATCTTGGGACCATGGTCGCTGATAAACTTACGAAGATCGCTATTGAATGAGTCGCCATCAAGTAGAGTTTCAGGCGAGAGATTATACATCATGATAAGGTGAGGATACAGACTATTCAAGTCGAACGAAGCAACCCAATCATGCATTCCAATAATAGGATCCTTAACAAAGGCACCAGCATATTGCTCATCTTTCCTTGCCTGTTTCTTCGGAGGCATAACAATATGCTTACGCTTCAAGGTATTGTAGATGATGGTGTCCCACATTCTTACCTGCGAGAAAACATCTTCATAATTTACTCTAGCGTCATAAGCCAAGGTCATTGCCAACTCAATCAATCGCATCTGACCTTCAAAACGATATACAAGCTCAACGTCTTTAACGTTATACTCGATAAACTTCTGATAGTCTTGGCGATACAATTGATGGAGGTTTTCAAACTCAGAATAATCGAGTTTGGTTTCTCCCAGTTCTACTGATGCGATGTGTCCCAGTTTGAACGATTCTTGATTGGGGTTTGGGCTATACTTGCGATACAGCTCATAGTAATCTAAAAGAGCGACACCGAGCATATCATAACATACATGCTCACGACCCTTATAGTTCACCTTATAGTCAGTTACTCTACCCCATGGTGAGAGTTTTTCTATCTTTTCCTCGCCGAATAAACGCTTAATTCTATTAAGGATATAGGGAAAGTCGAAGAATTTAATATTCCAACCACTTACGATGTCAGGATAATATAATGTCCAGATATCAATAAACTTTTCGATGAGTTCAAATTCATCTGCACATTTAATATATTTTACATCATCACGGTGCGGAGCATATTCCCCGCAACCAATAACGTAGTACTGATTATTAATATGAATAGTAATAGCTGTGATGGCTTCATTCGCATGTTCTGGTTCTGGGAACCCATTTTCAGATCCCACCTCAATGTCAATATATGCAATACAGAGTTGTGAGATGTCCCAGTCAATATCGTCTGGGAACATATCTGAAACAAATGCGTAATCGTACCGAACCGCGCCATAAATGGTAAAGTTCGATACGCCTTCGTATTGTTTTACAAAATCTCTTGCATCTCGGATTGAGAGGAAAGGCATTTCCTCCACAGGTTCACCCTCGAGGGTGGTCCACTTAGAAGGCTTATTGCTTCTTACAAACAGCTTTGGTTTGTATTTAATTTTCTGGCGAATCCTCTTCCCGTCTTTTACACCGCGGAAGAGGATGTTATCGCCAATTACACTCACATTAGTATAAAACAAGTATTACCCCTAAACAATAATCTACTGATATTATACCTCAATTAGAGGAAAAAATCAAGTGATTAGTGTCTTCGGCGGTGGGGTCATAATCTGACTGAACATTGACCTGTAACTTGCTTCAAGTTCATCAGTTGCAGAAGCAGTGAAGATAGTCTTCTCTAGCTTGATCGTCTTATTCCCTTGAACCATTGGACACCAAGGAACAAATGCATAACCAACACCCTGCTGGCTTGGCTGAACCAATAATGACAAAGTGTTCGTAACTGTGATTGTTTCAGCAGTTTCAGTGACAAACTCTGCAACAATTTCTTCACCAGTAACCAATTTCAATACTCTAACATCCATTACTTTTCTCCATGTTTAAAATTATTTTTTCTTTTTGTTCTTGAGGTTGGCTAAGATTTCTTTTCTGCTGATTTTGACATTATTTTTAAAGTAATCATCATCAAGCATAGTATAGACATCTCGACCAACCTTCAAGAACCACCCACCAGATTCTTTAATCTTCATATTGTGGGTGATAAAAAGGTCTTTCAACTCTTTCAGAGTGTGCATTATTTATTCGTCTGAGTTACCATCTAGATCGCGATTGCTCTCACGACGCTTGCTCTTAAATGCGCGATAAACGTTTTGCGAATCAATCATCATTCGCTTAATTTCACCATACTCGTGTGCATCAGCCCAATTACCCATAGTAAGATACCGCTTAATGTGTCGCGGTAGAGCTGCCTGCATATCACTTCTATTTGCCATAAAAACCCCCATTAATTACAATTGCAATATCATCATATCTTCCATTTATTGACCTTAAGTCATAAATTTTAGAATTCTTTTTCAAGTGTTCTGGTATAAAATCAAATAATTGTTTAGCCCATTCAATATTATCTATATCTTCTAAAACCATTACACCATCAGGTTTAAGTTTTTTATGGTAATTCTTAATGAAAAAAATCATATCATTTAAAATATGAGAACCGTCATCAATAACGATATCAAAAAAATTATCAGAAAACATGTTTAAAACAGGTTGAGTATATGAATCACCGATAACTTGTACGATTCTTGGTTGATTGGTTATTTGGTTTGCGTAATTTAAGTCTGTGCCAAATATTGTCGCATTTGGAAAATAATCTCTCCAAAGAAGAGTTGATCCTCCGGCATAAGTCCCAATTTCAAGAACATTAGATGTAGAGTCTCTTTTTGGGGAGAAATATTTTTCGTAAAAATTTTCGACATAACAATGTCCTGCTCCAGAAAGTATTCTAGGATTCCAGTCTACACCATATGGATCATAACTCTTATCTGTATAGTACAGTTTACTACGACACATTTCTAATAGAGATGATCTCAACGTTTCCATGGCAAATTTCCATTGTGTCGATTTAACATATCAGCATTACCTCTCTCAAAGAAGCTTTCTTGAGGAGATCGTTCAGTAGCACCAATCATATAATTAACGCTGTACTTATAAGTGCTATCATACTTTGGTGCAATTTGTCGCAGAACATGAGTCAGTGCCCGATCGACTTCAGTGACTCCAGGTTCTCTCGCCTTACGATACCAAATTGGTGAAGTTTGAACAGCCAGCATCTTTGGAAGGAAGAAATTATTCACATCAATAAAATAATCTCTCTCGTCAAGAATGCTTGGCCATTTACCCAAACTCTCGCAATCATCATTACAGATAAAGTTACCTTCCTTATCCACAATCTTGCGGAAAGAGAATGCCCACTGATTACCTGCTTCAATTACCTTAATGCAATCTTCCACATGAGTTGGATCGATGGTGTTATCTTCGTCGAGGAACATAATAAAATCTCCCTCGCAAAGATAACACGCCGCACCATACATGCGATGACCATTCCAGCGATCCATTCCTACAGGATAAGGTAAAGTTTGTACAAACTCTTTTTTACCGTCCGGAAAGAGTGAGTTTAGTAAAATGGCACTGGCTGCATCCCAACGGTCTGGTCCATCAATAAAAACGTAATGGTTGACATTTGGGTAAGTCTGTTGTCTCACAGAAGTAAGACAACGAGAAAGTAAAGGATTTCCAGTTGTTGCTGTTACAATAGTAACTAATGGCTTTACCATTCTTCACTCACGATATCAACGCGATGACCTTCAGGCAACACATATCCACAGCCCTTTAGAAAATCCTCAAACTTTTGACAAACTTCAGTAAGAGTCATTGCCTTAAAGTTAAAAGAAATAGTATCACCGTTGCAATCAACGCAATGGAAATGGAAACGGTTAGTCAGTGTATCACAATCATCAGTAGTATACATTTAAATCTCCAGTGTTAAATCAATATTAAAATTCTTGTTTTCGCCAAGAACAGATCCAGGGCGAGCATAACCTCTTGGGTTACAAACAACTCTACATTCACCAATCATATAATCATGGCTATCATGAGTATGACCGTGCACCCAATACTTAATATGGGAATTATCCAAAATAAAATCTTCAAGTCCAGTATTAGAAAATGCATAGTTTAGAGCATCTACTCCAAACTTTGGGTGCACACTTTTCATAGAGGGGCTATGGTGAGTCATAACAATAAACTTCTTATCTGGTGATAAGAGTTCAACGTGAGTTTTAAGGCTTATTCTAGTTTGATGATTAATTTCTTCAACTTGACCAACAGTCAATTTATGACCATAACTGGTAATCATTCTATGATCATTCATAGAATTCGTAGCAGCATGTTCTGCAAAAAAATCTAACTTATTGTAATCAGTCCACAGTGTGGCACCATAGAGCATATACTCATTATTCAGAGGAACTGCTTCATCTTCTAAAAGAGTGACGTCAAAATTAGATCGCTTGAGCCAATCTTTCAAAATAGAATTGGTATTCTCAAATTCTCCACTATAGTGTTCATGGTTTCCGGCGATATAATAGACCTTACTATACTTTTTGCAAGCAGTGGTAAAGAATTTGTTAACGCTTTCGCAATGTCTTACTGCTGTGCGATCTGTACGATTTTCACGTAGATGATCAGCGACACAGATGTCACCAGCAAGCAATAGAACATCACCACCAGGAAGGTCCATATCTGCGAACTCCAAATGGAGATCGCTCAAAAGATGCAATTTCATTTTTTACTCTGTAAGTATTGTAAACCAAGATGCATTAGAAGCACTTCTTTTTCGCGAGTTAGTCTCTCGACATGCTTCGCCATAACAAGATTCATCTTATCTCTTTCCGCGAGCATTTGCCCCATGGCTTCATTTTGTTCGCGGATATCAGCAATTTCCATAAACAGTTCATCTAAGGAATTTGCTAATTCTTCAAGAGAAAGACTCATTTGTTATTTTCCTGCAGCTTTTCTAATCTATAATATTCTTCAAGGAACTTTTCAAACGTTCTGAACAGTTTATTAAACCGGATGTCATAAAGGTGCTCAATGCCAAGAAGCACGTTGGTGATTTGATCCTTGCTATAGTCACCCTCAATAACTTCTTCAGATAGAGTTTTGATGTCACTGACCACATGCCAGCATTCCATGATTTGCTGTTCCATATTAAACTGAATATCACTCACAGCTCAAACCTCCAATTTACCAACTCATAAATTAACATTACAATTAATACAATTATTGCGGCGGAAACCACATAACAAGTATAATATAAAAATAGGAAAAAGTCAACACTATCCATAGTGAATTAGTATAGCCTCGTCTTTTTGTATCGCCTTTCCGCGACGATCGTGTTTGTAATCATCAAACACAGATGCTGCGTAGTTGAAATCTGTTGTGCGCATTTGTGTGCTCCAATATCCAATTGGTCCTAACAAATGAATCCAAGTATCCACATCATAGTATGGATTTGGATTGTTCTTTGTAAACCGTTTCATCACTCTAACCTTCATTACTTCATCTCCATTCCAAAATTCTCTCTGATAACATAGATAGGATGTAGATGTGTGCCAACATCAATCATTTCAACACCTTTAATAGTATATGGACTGATGAGGTCAATGCATTCCTGAACAATCAACTCGGCGAACTTTTCCACTTCCTCAAGGTCTGCGTGACCATGAACAAAGTAGTGGCGTGGAGTCTCATTGTCCACATAGTTTAGTAGACCAGCATCAAGTGCTAGTTTTAGGATTCGTTCGTTCATTTTCGATCCAATCCATTCCAGCATTTTGTGAGTTGTTCCTCTGAGTTCCTGATATTCCAGAAATCGGCGTTCAGAGAAAGCTCCATGCCACAATGTTCGTCTTTTTCTTTGTTACATTCGATATATACAGTCTGCCAGTCTTTTCCATAGCACTCTAGTGTTCCTGTTGAATCTAGTTCAGCGGGCGACCCACACATTGGGCAAGGTAGTATTTCAGTAGTCATTCTTCAACTCCGAAATGTTGTTTCAATCTCACGCATACAACTCAACACCACTTGTTCTTGCGTTGGTGGTACAAAATGTCTAATCTCATTTGCTCTGCTACAAGCCTCCATACATTCCCGCACAATCAACTCAGCAAACTTCTCAACCTCTTCAATCTTGCCATCGGATTCGTACTGGATAAGACCAGACTGCTTTGCAAGCATAAGAATACGTTCGTTCATCACCATCCACCTTCACTCATATCCATTAGATAACTATAAACCAGATTTGGCTCAGAGTCAAATGTTTTGCGTGGAGTTTCCCCGTCAAATATCTTGTTCGGAGAATCCCACCACTCATCGGCATACTTTTCGCCAACAAATGAAATTACTAATTCAACGCAACGCATACGCAAAGATTCAGACATTATCGTTTCCTCCCCAAAGATTGTACATCAGCATCATCTGTAACATACTGAACAGCACCCTTTGAATAAGCAGGAGCCAGTCGCTTGCTCTTGGCAATGATTGCTTCACGCACTTCAGGAGTTTCCTTGGCGAGTTGAGCCGCATCCATTACGCTGTTGCGGGAAGGGAGAAACTGTTTCGTCGTAACATGAGATGGAAGATTGAGAGCAACTTCAGAACCGGGACGCAATGCTCGAGTAGATCCAAAAGTCACACTAATACCATGAAGCTTGCCGACATCTAGCTTCTTGATAATCTCACCCTTCGGCTTGCTCGTCTTAGACCAACGATGAAGTTTCACACTTTCTCCTTATACTTGGTCAGGAAATGACTCACAACCTTCTCATTAATCATGGTCGGAATATCCATATAAGGATCTTCCAAAAAATACTGACAGCCATTTTTCCAATTACTATACTTCAAGAAAGAAGCGTAATCGCTCAGATGTTTCTTATTGCTTGGGTCAAAAAGCACTCGAGGCTTCTGTTGAAATACACGTTTACTATATCCCATAAAACTTCCCTCCACTATCACTTTTGCGGCTCAGAATGCCAAACACCATAAATGCAATGCACAAATTCATGTCCAATGAATTCAGGTTCATACTTGTTCTTTGGGTCAATCATATAAATCGTACACTTAGTGTCATTCTTACGAATGATTGAAAATGCAGCAACGTTCTTGGCATCAATCGTGCCATGTACATTATTACGCTCTTTAATAGCAGCAGTAATAGCAGCAGCGTCTTTTACAAGGATAACTTCTACTGGGAAATTGGTTCGGGTAAAACTTTCTTTCTCAAAGTAATAACCATCCTTACCTTTTTGCTTGTAAGTATTATCACAGGCAACAAGTGCGCCAAGTAAAACTACAATTTCAAGCCCAAACATGATCACATATCTATTCATAATTTAATCCCATAGACCATCATAATACTTAGCGAACAGGCGACGACCATTATTGATACGTTCCTGGTGCTTCTTGATCCCTTCTTCATCAACCTTGAAGGTATGATTAGGACCATCTACCAAACGGAAACAGCTGCTATCTTCTTTGCACATAGCCCTCGCTGTATGCATATCAATAACGCCGCTGTAATACTTTTCTTCCCAGCTGTTGTTATCTTGCTCAAACGCCCAAATCATTTCGTCCATAACCCAGTCCCAACGTAGGAAATGATTGCCGTCAGTATCCCATTCATTTTCTTTCGGTGGTGCCACTGTAGAACGCAGGTGCTCAGGAACATCAGCATCATCAGTCCAAGGTGCACCATGCTTGGTTTCTTTCAACTGCTTGAGCATAGGAACAACAATCAAAGAAAGAGTGCTGTTCATATTCCAGGTATCATAGTTGTCAAGATTGATCTTGACAGTGCGATTACGTTTGCTCTCGACCCACTGACAAAACCGTAGTAGCAAAGAAGGCTTGAGGTTTTTTCCTAACCATTGGTTGGGATCTCTGTCATGGTCACCAGAAAGCCAACGACCCAATTTATGCACGGAATCGTCTTCATGTTTGTTCTTCCAGAACAGAATTTTTTCTGCAATCTGGTAAGGACCGATGAAGTCTTTATATGGACCAATTTTTACGCGCATAAGAATACCTCACAATTCTACAACTTATAGAACTATTATACCCTCGGAGGGATTAAAAGGCAAAAGATTAATTCTTTAATGAAATCAATAACTTACGGCATCTCTAATTGCAAAACGTCAAGATTTGCCAATTTGAGCATATTGATTCCAGTTTCATCTCTGTAACTATTAAGATAATAGACAGTTTCAATTCCGCTTGCAATTATCATTTTTGCGCAATCTGCACAAGGTGCATGAGTGATGAAAATTGAGGAATTTTTGGTAGAGTCACTTGATGCAGCAACCTTTGCGATTGCATTTATTTCAGCGTGAATGACTTCGGGTCTTGTTACATAATCATCAGTTTCACAGTCATTATCGAATCCTTTCGGCATTCCATTATAACCATAAGACAAGATGCGGTCATCTTTTACAATGACCGCACCTACCTTCAAACGCCTAGCGCGAGAGAGTTCTGAAACTCTTTTCGCAATATCAGCATAAAGCATTACAAATTTTTCTTTCATATTTAAGACCCAGTGGAACCAAATCCACCAGTTC